TCCACTGTGTCGGCGGAAGCCAGCCGCACAATGCGATATGGGGCGATGGCGGCACCAGCGGTGAACGCTTTCGCCAGAATTAAGTTGCTCACGCAGCACTCCTTTTCGTGACATACTCAACGGCGGCTGCCATTGATACGGTTTCACCAGCACCAGCGCGTTCGGCCTGATAAGCCTGCGCCGCAGCGGCAATCGCCACCGGGTCATCGGCGGCAAATTCAACCTTGCCTGCCGGTGCCAGTTCCGCGAATTCAACGCGGGCAGGCAGTGCGGCCAGCACCGCGCGGAAGGCATCCAGCGGCGCTTCCTTCACGGTGGCATTGCCTTCGGTGAAGGAAACCTCGCCAGTCGCGGGCAGGCTCGCGGCAAAGGCCAGGATGCGCGGCACCACCCCTTGCGGGATGCGCGCCTCAGTCACCAGCTTTTCAGTGAAGGCGGCCATCTCGGCGTTGCGCCGCGCCGCCCCAGCTTCGGCAAAGGCGGCTTCACGCGCCTGCAAATCGCGTTCGCGCGCTTCCAGCGCGGCGATGCGATCCGCATCATCCGGTTTTTCAGTCGGCACTGTCTCAGTCTCCTGTTGCTTATCTTCGGCAAAGGCGGGGGGCGGAACGGCGGCGGCACGGGCGCCTTCTTCCTGCCCTTCCAAACGCGCCAACTCATCCGTCATGCGCTGGACGGGTTGCGATGGCAGAATTTTATCGGCTGTTTCCAAGCCTTCCTTCGCCACGATCCAATCGCGCAGGCCACGGAACAGCCCGCCAATGTCGGACAACATCATGGACATCCGCCACGGGCTGTAAGCAGCGCCATCGGCGGCGAATTCAAGGGTGATCACATCGGCGTCATCTGCCGCGAAGGCCACATCGCGCAGGCCCTTCACGGCTGGCGCGGCAGCGCCGAGGAAGCCGACGTGCTTTAGGTAGTAGCTGCCCGGCTTCGGATTGGATGGATGCTGCGGCGCGTAGAAGGACGCGCTGATTTTCTTGAAGCGGCCCGCCTGCACCATTTCGGCGAAGGCCGGTTCCACCTGATGCGGTTCCGCGACCAGGTCGCCACCATCGGCACGCAGCGCGCGCACCCAGCCATAGGCCGGCGCATCCGTCTTTGGGTGGCCCACCACCAGCGGCGCTTCACCCAAAGCAGGATCATAGGCAGCGGCGGTCGCGGCCAGATCGGCTTCGCGGAATTGGATGGCACCACCCTGCATGGGCGCATGGATGCCGGCGCGGAAAATATGGAGCTGCTTCATCACCGCCGTAATGGCAGTGCTGGCCCGGTAATTTTATGCGGACAGGCGTCCGCACGGCGCCAATCCTCGCGCGCGCGCGATGCTGATCCTGGATGGCCGCGATTAAGAGCGAATAAGAGCCTTAAGAGCGGGGTCAGGCGCCTTCAAAAGACCGTGACGCCCGGATGCTGCGCCCTGGCGGCCCGCCCGCCTGTGGCGCGCCCGTACGCGGTTCGTCACGCCCCACGCATCGCACGCCGCGCGTGGTCTTGGAAGATAGCCATGATCTCGGCCCGGTCCGCATCCGAAACACCAAGCCATGGCCGCGCCGGGATGCTGACGCTGCGCGCAAAGACGCGCGTGCGCCCAAGCCGGAACGCCAACCGCCCACCCGACTTCGGGCGGATGGTGCCGCCGAATTGATGAATGGCGGCATAGATCACATTCGTGCCGACCACCACGCGGTTGCCATCCGCGCGCCGCGTCAGGCTGCCCAGCAGCCGCCCGGTTTCGCGCAGCATGGACCCGCCGCGCTTCGCCGCCGCATAGCCGGGGTTCAACTTTGGCCAGGCCACGCCATCCGGTGATTGCTCAGCCGCCGCGCGTTCCTGGGTGGATAGGATCAGCGCTTCGCCGATCTCGGCCATTGCCGCCTGGGGGCGGCGCATCAGCGCGCCCAGGCCCTGGATGGCGTCGCGGAATTCGGCGGTGTTGATGGTGATGCGCACGCCGGTCATCCCGGGAGCTTTCCATACCAAAAGGCGTGGAGCCACGCTTCCGCAACAGTGCAGTCCGGGTTGCGTTTCCTACCTTGAGCGTAGATGCGATAAAATGCCCGCGCCACTACTGCTGTGGCGAATATGGCCCGCCATATCACTCCGGCGACCAGCCACCCCATCGCAATAAACACGACGGTCCACAGGGTCGCGCCGGTGAGCCAGATTGCAGAGTGCCACGGGTCACATATGATTGGCTCCATGATCAAAAATGCTCCTCTACCGCCGCGAGCAAGGCCGCGAAGGCGCGCTTGTCGCTTTCAGCCTGCACGGGGTCCAGCGCGCGAATGACCGCGTCGGTCTCCACGGCATCCTGATTTTTGAGGCCCATGCGTTCCGCCGCGTAGCTGTACTGGGCTTTCCACACCGCGACGCGAATGTCGATGTATTCCACCGCGTCAATCGGGACCAGCGCATAGCCAAAGCGGCGAAGGATGCTGCGGATCAGCTTCATGGTGTCTCCCCCGGCTGCCGCTGATATACCAGCGCGCCTGATCGCTGTTTCTCCAAATACGCCGTCGCGCGCGCCGCCAGCAGCGCGGCGCCGAACCAACCCGCATCGGTCCATTCCAGCACCGCCAGGCCAGCCGCCGCGCCCGCAAAGCGGCGCAGATAGCGCCGGCGCAGGCGCAGATCGCCCGATGGTGTTTCCACCCAATCCACCCAAATCTCATCCGGGTCTTTGAGTGCCTCAGCAAGCTGCGCCAGGCTGCCAAGCCGCCGCGCATTCCGCACCACTTCGCCATCGGCATTCAGGAACAGATCGCGGCTGATCACCACGCGCGTGCCGGACGCATCACGGAACACGGCGGGGCGGTCGCGCGTCGCGCCAAACTCACCCAGGAAATCGTCAATCGCCGCATTCGCATCGCGGCCTGCGGGCGCTGGCGTGGCGCTGGAAGGCCGCGCGGGCGGCATGGCGGGTAGATCATCCGGGCGCTGGCCAGAAGGCCGCAGCCCGCCACCACGATAAGGCTGCAAGGGTTCCGCCAGCGGTTGCGGCACCACGCCCTGCGTCCAACTCGCGCCGACATTGTAATCCCAGCCCGGATCAATCCCGGCAGGCAGCGCGGAAATCTCCCCGGTCATCGGATCACGATAGGGCCTGGTCCCCGCCGGCGGCGCTTCATCCGGCCCGGTCTTGCCAGCGCGCGCCAGGTCGCGCGGGCCCAGGCTTTGAACATAGCAGCCGCACCCCCAGCCATTCGGCGGGTAGTGGCTTTGCCAGAATGGATCATCCGCGCGCAGCACCAGGCCATCCCAAGCCTTATGCTGCGGCCGCGCATCACGCTTGCCGGAGTGCCGATACCGCCAGAAAGGCCGCGCGGCCAGCACATCCGGGTCAGTCATTTGCGCATACCGCCCGGCGGCATAGGCGGTGCGCATATTCGTCTCGTAAATCACGCGCGTTCGCCAGCCCACATAACCAGGCCCGCGATCGGCCCAGCCGAGTTCGCTCAGCAGCGGGGCGATATCGCGGCGGAATTCATCCAGCGTCGTGCCCTGCGCAATCGCCTTATCCATGGCGCGGCGGATATCGGCCAGCATTGCATCCGCCTGCACACCCGCCACTGACCAGGCGCGCGCATGGGCACCGTGGCGCAGATCATCCCAGGCGCGGGTTGGCGTATTCACCTTCGCCCGGAAGAAGCGAATGGCTTCTTCAGGCGGCAGGTTCAGCGCATCAATACTGCCACTCATGACGCGGGTGTGGCTTCATCCCGCGCATCGCTGCGCCCGGCCAGGTGGCCCACAATCAAGGCGGGCGTGAGTTCTTCCACCAGGCGGCCCACCGGCATGGCGGCGGATAGCCGCAGCAGGCGCGTCTCGAGATCGGCAAAGTCCACCGCTGCCGAAACCTCGGCGCGGATCGCGGCCAGCATCGCGGCCTGGGCAGGGCCGCCACGGCGCGCCAATTGATCCGCAAGCGCTTCCGGAATGGTCGCAGGGTCCACCGCTTCGGCAAAGGCGGGCGGCGGCGCGGCGCTTGGCCTGCCGCCAGCGATGCGCTGATAGCCTTCGCCATAGCGTTCGCGCACCAGGCCTTCGCTCGGCACATAGCCAATGGCGAATAGCTTTTCATCCAGCGTGGCATCGGCCAGCAAATCCGGTTCTTCCGGCGCCTTGCGCCACACACTCGGCATCGCCGCGCCCGGCAGATTGAGGTCAACGATCCACCTCAGCAGGCTCTCATTCAATTCTTCGGAAAGCATGTCGGCATCGGCATCGGCCAATTCGGTACGCACGTCATTATGGGTTTCGCTGGCAGCGCGCGCGCCATTCTGGCCCATCTCGGTCGTGAGTGTTTCGCCCAGCACGATCTTTGAAATCTCGGCATTCATGGTCTGCACCAATTCCTTGTGCAGATCGGCGGTGCCGGATTTGGACACCTCAAGCATCTTGATCAGCGTGCCCGATGGCACCGCCACACCGGCGCCGCGCGCGATGCCCTGGATCATCGTCACCAGCCGGTCAACATCGCCATCCGATGTGCCTTGCGGGTATTCGGCATAGACGAAGGGCTGGCCATGCTTTTGGATCAGATCATTCCACAACGCCACGCCGTTGCGCTTGAAAAACACCGGCCAGAACAGATCATGCCCCAGGCCACGGCCATAGGCGTCCTCATTTTCCTCCGCCCAATACCGCACCACGATGAATTTCCGGTCCGGCACGGCAATGCCCTGGGTGCGGGCTTCGCGCGTCAGCAGCCGGAGCTTGCCATCCCGGTCAAAGGCAAAGCGGCGCGGGTTCCGCACGCGAATATCGGCGGGCACGATCCAGGTGCGGCGCGTGCCATCCACCTCAATCTCGGCCGGTTCCCACATGATTTCGGCAACCGAGATCCCGGTCAGCACCGCGGTCAGCAAACCGCGGCAGGCGCGGTCAAAGCGGATGCGCTTCAAGGCGGCATTCACCAGTTCCGCCGCCAGCAGATCAGCCGGCGCTTCCCCGCCTGGTTCCACCTTCCATTCCCGCGCCACCACCGCGTTGCGGCGCTTGCGCAGCACTGCGCCTGCGTGCCCGTCCCGCGCCAAATCCTGATAGATGCCAAGGCCCTTATGGCCGCCGCGCGTCAGGATGATGTCGTCCCGCGTCGCCATGGTGAAGGCGTAGTATTGGGCGGTGATGTCGCGTTCGAAGGTCGCGACCTCATTCCGCAAATCCTGGGGCAGGCGCGTGCCGCTCATGGTCTATGCTCCGAACGCGGGTTCATTAAAAACTGGTCGGCTGCGCGACCGCGCGCGTTGCCCACATAAAGCCGGTCTGCAATTCCGTCCGCGCGATGGCCAGCGCGCGCTTGTCCACATCGGGCAGCTTGGCAAGATCATCCATAAGCTGCGCAATCTGTTCACCACGCGCCTTGATCATGTTCATGGCGTCAATTTCAAGCTGGCTGAGCTCGCGGTAGCCCTTGATCTTGCGGTGCTGGTTTTCCATGGAGGGTTCCTTCATCCAAGGTAGGTTGCAATGCTGCCCTGGGTCATGCCCAAGATCGTGTGATCATCCGGCGGCGCCATGATGTCGCGGCGCTGGATCGGGAAATTGGTCAGGCTGCCCCAGTCACGGCTGGCAGCGTAAATCGTCAGCACGGCAGCAATCGCGGCGTCGCCATGGCGCTGGCCAGCATTGGGATCGCGGTCTTCACCTTTCGCGGTGGCCCGGCGCACCATCACGCGGGCCACGCCATTTACCAATTCAATCGCGCGGAAATCTTCCACCACTTCGGCATTGGCCGGGATATCGAAGCTGCCATCCTCGAAGGCCGCCTTCAATTTCGGCATGTGGTCGCGGTACCAGCCTTCGGTCAGGTGAATGCCTTCCACCCGATGCGCGCCGTAGCGCTGCAAGGTGCGTTCCGCCAACCAGGCGCCATTGCCGGTGCTGTCCAGCGCCACGCCGGCAAGGCGCGGCAGCCGATCCAACAGATAGAACAGAATTTCGCGCTGCTGTTCAAATGGCACGTTGCGCAGTTCAATCGTGAAGGGCGTTTTGCGCATCAGATCGGGCATGATCTGGATGGGCCAGATCACCGAAAGGTCCGCGACGCGGCCGAAATCCATCCCGGCCACGCTGCGCAGCAAGGGGTCCAGCCGATCCAGCAGCGGGCGGATATTGTCTTCGCACCAGGCCAGCGTTTCCTTCGTGCGGATATGGTCGGGCTGATGCACGAAGGCGTCATCGCAGGTATAGCGCAGCACGGGGATATCGCGGCTGGCGCGCGCTTCAATCAGATGCAGCGGCAGATACCGGCCGGAACCGGCGCGCGGCACCACATCCAATTCCTCGGTCGCGCTGTCGCCATAGAAGGCGCGGATTTCCGCCTTCCACGCGGCTTCGCCTTCGGCGGTCCATGGAATGCCCAGCTTCAACGCGACGCGGCGATACAGGCCCTGGTCGCAGGCTTCATCGAAGGTGGTGCGCAGCAGGTGGTAGGGCTTTCGCCCGGCGCGGATATCATTCACCAATTCCGCGAAGGGGTTTTCCGCACCGTCATGCGTGCTGACGACCAGGATGCGGCCGCCCCAG